GGTGGCTCTACCCGGATAAAGCTGGCGACCACAGGCTTGGTCAGCTTGCAGCACGGGCACTTGGCCGGTCTTTGGATCTTGCCCTTTTCTAAGGCTCGCTTTAGCCGGTAGTAAGCCTTACTGCGCTCACGGTTGTGCTCGCGCCACTCGGCGTCAACAAGCCGCCGCCGCGCCTTTTCCTCTGGACGAGAATCTCTCCGCTTGCGCTCGGCCTGACGGCAGACGATGCAAGCAGAAGAGAGTCCGTCCTTGGCCTTCGCACGACGCCAGAAGTGCCGAATGGCCTTCGTAGCGCCGCACGTCGTGCAGGTCTTCTCAGAAAGGGATGTCATCGTCGGTGATGCTGACTTCGCGCTGTTCCCTCTGACGACGCTCCGGTGCCGACGTGCCCTTGCCCGGGCCATCCAGCAGGATCAGGTAGCCGTTGAAGGGGCGGATCTGAACGCTGGCTTGCGTCTTCTCCACGCCGCTCTTGTCTGTGTACTTGCGGTAAACCATCTTGCCCTCCACGTAGACCTTGCTGCCCTTGCGGACGTAGTCCTCACAAAGCCGGATCATGGACGGAATCCAGATGGTCACCGTGTGCCACTCGGTCTGCTCATGCTGCTCGCCCTGCTTGTCCTTGTAGCGATCCGTCGTCGCCAGCCGCAGGTTGCACATCTGACCATGCGGGAGGTCTCGCACCTCCGGGTCCGCCCCGACATAACCAAGTAGCGTGACCCTGTTGAGATTAATCACCGTTATAAGTCCTTGTCGTTTTTGATGTTAACAGAAATCGACCCGCCATCCATGACGGGTCCACGCACGATTGTCAAGTGGTCGATCAGCGAATCGTCCTGGATCACCCCGCCGTGGACGATGCTGTCCAGGGTTGCCTTCAGCAGGTTGTCCAAGTCTCTTCGCCTTCGGTCCGGCGGGTTGGCCGTGATGTAGACCGTGAGCCTGCCCTGCATCGGGTTCATGCCTCGCCGTTCGACGATCGCCTGAACCTCCGCCCGGTAGGCCCGACCCCGCTCAGAGATCAGGACGCGGCCAGCCAGCCTGCCTCGGTTCACCGACCGGTAGTAGGAGTTCACCGACGGCGGCCACGGCAGAACTAGCGTGGTGTCCATGAGTTAGATCCTCATGCAAAAAAACCCGCAGATCAAGGTTGCACCAACTTCTACCACTGACTACTACAGTCCACACAGCGCAACCGCGCTGCTGTCCGATTCTCAGAGGAAAACTTAAGCATGAAAGTGATTCTTGACCCAGCCGACGAAGCCGAATGGCTTGCGATGCGGCAGCAGGACGTGACCAGCACAGAGTGCTCTGCGCTCTTTGGTCTGTCTCCATACCTGACCGAATACGAGCTGTGGCATCAGAAGGCCAGCGGCGAACGCGGCAGCTTCTTTGAAACCGAGCGCATGACTTGGGGCAAGCGGCTGGAGCCGATTATTGCCGAAGGCGTGGCCGAAGACCAAGGCTGGAGCGTGGAGCCGTTCAAGCTCTACATCCGCGACGACGAAGCGCGACTCGGGTCGTCGTTCGACTACCGCATCATCAACCATCAGGAAGGTGACGGCATCTTGGAGATCAAGAACGTCGACCGTTCTGCGTTTGCCAAGAAGTGGGTGGAGTATGCCGACGGCACCATCGAAGCTCCGGAGCACATCGAACTCCAGGTGCAACACCAGATGGAGGTCGCGGACATGGAATACGCGGTCATCGCTGCTCTGGTCGGTGGCAACGAACTGAAGATGTCACACCGGACCCGTGACCGTGCGGTCGGCAGAGCCATCCGCGCCAAGGTCGCCGAGTTCTGGGACAGCATCGACAAGCAAGTCCCGCCGAAGCCTGACTACGACCGCGACTACGACCGCATCGTGCGAGCCAACCTCGCTGCGGTCAGCGATGAGGTCATGGAAGCAGACGAAGCCCTAGACCTCCTGATCGCTGACTACCGCGATGTCGCCGCACTGCGAAAGGACATCGAAGCCAAGGAGAAGGTGCTGAAGGCGCAGATCATCGAACGCGCAGGCACCGCCAGCAAGATTCACAGCGGCCACGGCACCGTGTCGTGCGGCGCAACCCAGCCGAGCCCGGGCAAGCTCATCACCGCCGACATGGTCGGCACCTACACCGGGGCGCGGGCTCCGTTCCGTGTGTTCCGATTCACCGCCAGGAAGGACTGATATGAAGACTTACGACACGACCGAACTCCCCTACGTCATCGTCCGCTGCCGGGACGCTGGCGTCCACGCTGGCTACTTGGTCCAGGCTGAGGGCCGCAAGGCCGTGCTGACCGCGTCCCGCCGTCTCTGGTATTTCCGGGTGCCGATGGGATCGCCTGCGTTTCTGTCTGGCGTCGCTCTGAATGGGCTCGCGGACAAATGCAAGATTGGCGCTCCCATCAACGTCACGCTGACGGAGACCTGCGAGATCATCGAATGCACCGAGGAGGCCCGGAAGTCGATCGTCGGGTATGAAGGCCATGTCAGAACCAAGTGATGGTTTCGACGGCTCCGGCTCCGGCGACGGCTGCGGCTCCGGCGACGGCTCCGGCGACGGCTACGGCTCCGGCTCCGGCTCCGGCGACGGCAACGGCTCCGGCTACGGCTACGGCTACGGCCTCGGCTACGGCTACGGCAACGGCGAAGGCTTTGGCAGCGGCGACGGCGACAACGACGGTTTTGGCAGCGGCGACGGCGACGGCGACGGCGATGGCTTCGGCGACGGCTACGGCCACGGCGACGGCTGCGGCCACGGCGACGGCTGCGGCCACGGCGACGGCTTCGACGACGACGACGGCGCTGGCGATGGAGAAGGATGACTAACTAAAAGGAACGACACTATGACTACTAACGCAGTATCCCCGATTGACACGATGCGCTCGACCCTGACCCGGATGCAGCCGGAGTTCAGCGCAGCACTTCCCCCGCAGATCAGCCCGGACAAGTTCATCCGCACGACGCTGACCGCGATCCAGATGCAGCCCGAGCTGCTAAACGCTGACCGCCGGTCGCTCTTCGGTGCGGTCATGAAGTCGGCGCAGGACGGCCTTCTGCCTGATGGCCGTGAAGCCGCACTCGTCATCTTCCGCAGCAAGAGCGGACCGATGGTGCAATACATGCCGATGATCGGCGGGCTGCTGAAGAAGCTTCGCAACTCGGGCGAGCTTGCCAGCATCTCGGCGCACGTCGTGCATGAACGCGACAAGTTTGACTACGTGCTTGGTGACGAAGAGAAGATCGAGCACGCGCCCTGCCTGTTCGGCGAGCGCGGCGATCCGATCGCTGTCTACGCCATCGCCAAGACCAAGGACGGCGCAATCTACCGCGAAGTCATGAGCGTCGAAGAGGTGGAGAAGGTCCGCAGCGTCAGCCGCTCCGGCAACGGTGGGCCTTGGACGACGTGGTGGGGCGAGATGGCCAAGAAGACTGTCATCCGCCGCATCTGCAAGCGCCTTCCCAGCAGCGCAGACCTGGACCAGCTCATGGCTCACGATAACGAGAACTACGATCTCCGTCGTGAACCGACCAAGCAGGCACCGAACCCGATGGACCGCCTGCGCGCGGCCATCCAGATCGACGAAGACGTGACCCCCGAAGTGACCCCTGAAGAGGAGCAAGTTGATGACGGAACCCCCCCAGTCGCCAATGCTGACGCAGAGTGAACTGTGTGCGCGTTGGAACGTGACCCGTTGGACCTTGCGGAAGATGCGTCGGGAGGGCTCCGGTCCTCCCTACTTTGAAATCGAAACGAACGAGAAGTCGCCCATCATCCGCTATCCGATGTCTGGCATCGAAGCCTATGAGCTTGCGATGACCAAGAGCCATGAGCAACCATCCACCTGATTGGAAGCCAGCCACTTGGGCTGAAGCCGCCAAGACGCTAGTGCTTCGGCACGGCTTCAGGAAGGCTTCGGAGATGTGTGGTGCCTCACCCCAAACCATTCGGAACTGGATCAGGGGCGTCTACACACCGCAGGGCCGCTACCAGACGACCATCATCAAGGCGCTGGAGATCCCTGCCCATGTGGCTGCGACCATGGGTGAAGACTTCCGAGACGATGCGCTGGACCGGTGTGCGAAGCGGCTGAAGGAAGCCGAGACCATCCTAGACAAGACGCTGCGCGTTCTTATCAAGGTTCACAACATCGGCATGGACAAGCCGCTTCGCGACCGCATCGAAATCCAGGGCAACATGATCTACGCATTCCTAACCGAAGACGATGGACCCAAGTAAAGTAGATGTCGCATTCATGGAATGCGTATTCGTCGCGATGTGCAGGCTGTGCATCGCAATCATCATCGCCGCACTTCTCTTTATCTATTACGCATTATGAGCCGATCTATCATGCAGGCGCTGCCACGCGCCAACCAGACCGTCGCCGAAGCCTTGCAGGCCATGCGCGACGCAGAGAACCTTGTCAAGCACGCCGAGCTTTCGGTGATGTCGGCAAACCGTCACAAGCGCGAACACCTTCTGGGCTACGTTGACGAAGCCAGACGTGCTGTGCAGTCCGCGCTGTTCCAGGTCAGCATCCTGAAGGCCGAGATCGCTCACCTGAGCGTGGAGGATGCGTGACCCTTGTCGGTAAATACCTAGACGTAGCAGACCAGGACCTGCACCAAGCCCTGCTGCTGGCCGTCAGTGACCTTCAGAAGCTGCGCGGCATCCTGCTCCGCGTCCACGGCGTCCTTGGTGACGCACACGACATCCCGGTGCCATCAGATGTCTATGCCGACATCTCCATCGCGGTGCGGCTTCTTCTAGAGCAGCGCAACGAAGCCCGCGAAGGGCTTTCGATGGGATAAAAACAGGGCCGCAGTCCAGGGGGGAGGAGCTGCGGCCCTGCGGGCTGGTCGGGCGAGTGGGCCTTAACTCTAGCGTCTACACCCTCAATCGTCAACGCTAGGATCTCGCCTGCACAGCCCCTGTAGTCTGGCGTTGTAGACCTTGATCTGGCGGATGGTTTCGGGCGTGTCATGAACCGACCAGCGGATCGGCTCAAAGACCCGGCACACGTCAGTCACGTCGGAACCCGTCATCCAGCAGCAGCCCGTCGCCGTCAGCATCAGCAGCAGCGCGACGACCAGCTTCGATAGCTGCTTCCAGTTGTTCAAGGTTGGCACGGTGACGCTCTAGTTCGGCTTCGGCCCTCGCCTTGTCGTGGGTCGATGACACCAGTGCCCAGACCACCAAGCCGAGCAGGATCACCAAGCCGCCGACAAAGGCGAACTCTGTCATGCCGAAGCCTTGTCCTTCTTGGAAATGACAGACCAGACGGCGGTGACAAGGGTGGCCAGGGCACCACCGACCGCCGCCACGGTCTCACCATCCACGAACCCGCGCCCAACGAGGTAGCCACCAACGGCGGCGACCAAGGCGCGAACGATTCCAGCTACTTGTTCTGCGGTCATGGGGTAGTCCTGTTTTGCTTGCTCTGCAACTCTTTGAAGATGAGGTCCAGCTTCTCTTCGATCCGTTGGAGGGCACGAACGAACTCCTCCTTGGTCACGTAGGTTTGGGGAAGGTGCTCCCGAAGCTCGGCAAGGTTCTGCGTCAGCCGACGGTCCGAGTCCTGAAGGTCCCGCATCGCCTGCCAGATGACCCGGAGAACCCAGCCACCAGTTGCTGCCATCACTCCAAGCAGCACGTTGATGATTTCCTGGTTCATGGTGCTCATCCGAGACGAAACGCATCCACCAGCGGGCTGAGGATGTTGGACATGACGATGTGTGCCCGGAAGTCCGGGTGAATGTCGTCAAAATAGTAGGACAGCGGGCCGGGTTCGGTCCAAGGCACACTAAGCTGTGGCGTGTCAGCAAAGTCGGCTAGTGCATCATAGTATGGCGATGCCAGCCTCAACTTTGTATTGTAAAGGTTGCGGTTCGCTTCGCTGTAAGCGGTGAAGTAAGCCGGGTTGGCCGCCGTCACCGTGCAAACGATGACCTTGGCACCGGCATCGCGCAGCCTCTGCCAATACAAGGCAAGCTCCACGATTTTCTGGTCCATTTGGGTCGGCGTGATCCCGGCTACCAAGTCGTTGATGCCAGCCATATAGATCACGATCGGGCGGCTGCCATCGGCAACAACGCGCTGGATCTTGTCCAGCATCTCCGGTTCGCGATCCAGCGTGGACTGAATTGTGGAGCCAGACGTAGCCAACAGGATGTTGCTCAGCTTGCTGGCATCATTCTTCAGCTCGGGGATGAACTCCTGCACGGTCATCGTGCCGAAGCCTATGCTGCCAGCGTTGACCACGTTGCCGGGTAGCGGGAAGCCAAGCGACATCTTCGTGTTCGACAGCTTTCGGGCGTAGATGATCTCTTGGTCGTCCAGCCCAGCAGGCAACGTGTTGGTCGTCTTGACCTGAACAGAGTCTTGCGTTGCGTAGCCGTGAGCGGAGGCAAAGGTCAGCTCGATCTTGTCCGCCGTCCAACTAATCTTGTTGGTGCCCGACCCTGCCGAGACATAGCCGATCGGGATGCTTGTCAAGCTAGTCGTTGTGGTCAGGTAGAGCGAGGTCGCGTCGCGGTAGCGGACGTAGTAGGTCACGCCCCCGGAAAGCCCACCCGGCAGGGTGCCGCCTTCCGTGAACACGATCACAGCGTCAGGAGTGCTGGTCGCATCCAGGTAGTTGTGATCGGCGCTAAAGGTCAGTTTCAGGCGACCGTCTTCCAGCGTTATGGTGTGATCGCCGGTTCCATCGTCTCCACCCCAAGCAATCGGCGTTGCCTCGGGGTCGGCCGTGGTCGCAAGGTCGAGCCTAGTCGAGTTGATGCGCTGGACGTAGTAGTCCGTGCCGGTTGACACGCCAGTCGGCAGCGTCCCCGTTGTCGTAAGCCGGACCTTGTCTCCGGTGTAAAAGAAGTGCGGGCTACTAAAGACCCACCGCATGGTGCCGTCAGCGTCCACTACGGAACTGGCTTCCTGCGCGTTGGTGTCCTCTACGGCAGACGCAATCGTCTTCTCGTTCCGCGTAATGCCGATAGCCGTGACCGTTCGCTTGTTAAACTCTAGGCCGTAGAACAAGCGGTAGCGGAACGAGTCGCTTGGCGAGGTTGTGCCAACACCGAAGGTGATCGAGTCACCCTCAAAGAGAAGCACGGAACCAAGCGACGATGCGGCTTCGTAGTGCGACGCCACGCGCTGCTTCTGTGCTGCGGCAAGGTTTACGACTTCAGTGTCCGTCAGGGCGCGGTCGTAGACGACGGCGTTGGCGAACTCTCCTTGCAGGTTCAAGCCACGGATGATGTCGAACGGAGCTGCGTCAATCGCAACAATGCTCTCAAAGTTTCCCGCGCCAAGCAGAGACATCAGGCTGGCCGTGAACGGGACCACACCGACGTTGCGTCGCTGACTCTGCACGAACACAAACCCAGCACCGGCGCCGTCGTGAGCGACCAGATTGGTGCCAGCGGATGCCGGGGTCGTAGACAGGAACAGTCGTTCCTGCGGGTTCTCGGCAGGAAGGCGAACGTAGTAAGTCACACCTTCTTCGATGTTGCCTGGGAAAGCACCAGCAGCTCCACCCGGAATGTCGGCAACCGTGACCGTCACCGGTTGGTCTTCCACAAACCAGTGCGGCCCACCAAAGTCAAAGCGTAGCGTGCTAGCGTCGTTGGTTCGCGCCGTCGTCTTGACACGAATGAGGTCACGCACCTCACGCAGCAAAATGCCGTTCAGGTAGATGCGGACAGGATCAGAGTTGACCCCCTGCTCCTTCGGACAGACAACGGTTAGGATCGACCACTTGTCAAGCGGTGGCGCGACCTCGGTGACCTGCACAACATCGTCAACGCTTCCAAGACCGTTGAAGCCGATGTAGCCACCTGCGGTTCCGTTTGCTGAGGCAATGTCCGAAAGGAACTCGTAGCTTGGCACGTTCAAAATGCTGAACGGCTGACCAGTCGGGGCGACAACGTTGGTGATCTGATACGGATCGTTGCTCGTCGGCTTGATCGCAACGCTGACCGTGACTTCTTCAAACTCTCGCTCTTCATTCAGCGGAGCAAGAAAGTGCATCTTGTCGGTGATCGCGCTGTCGTTGCTGTCAACGAACTTGCCGCTTCCGATGTTCCAAGACCGACGGTGCCACGGGTGCTGGACGGCAGGTGGCGTGTAGGTGGTCGCCGTGCCGGGGCGGAGCACGATGTTGTTGATGCGAACGCGCGTGGCGCTTCCAACGGTGCTGGTCAAGTTGCCATCATCAGCACACAGAATCAGGTCAACAGACGCAAAGTCCGTCCTATTAATCGTGGCCGTGACGTTGGACAGTGTTCCGGAAGCAGACAAGCCAAACCAGTTTGATCCGCCATCAACCGAATACACAAAGCTCTGCGCCGCAATATCAGACCAGTAATCGTAATTAAGCGTGTAGCGACCCGGCGGAAGATCAACCGGCAGCTTGACCCGCATGTTCCCGCCGATGACTGCCGTGCCCAGATAATTCATCTGGACGTAGTCGCCATAACCATCCAAACCAAACGTGACCGTTCCAGCCGTCGCGCTTGGTGATCCAGCGATAAGATTGAGGAACTGTGGCGTGATGTGACCGCGCAACGGCTCTTCAGCAACGTTCGTGTTTCGCAGGATTGGCGAGTTGTCGTCCGGCTTCCCAGTGACGGCGCGGTTGCGAATGTTGGTGTGGCTGTAAAGAGAGTCCACGCTGACTACGTCCACCAAAGCCCCAGACGGAATGCTTTGGCCGGACGGCGTCACACCACCAGATGCCGCGCTTGCTATCGTCGCGTCGATGCCATCAACAGGCACGACGTATTGAAGGACGCCGTAGTCTCCAGATTCGTTGTAAACGTAGACGTAGTAGCGGCCTTGGTGTGCAAGCCGGAACACCGTGCCGTCATCGCCAGCGCCAAGGGCAGCGATGGCCGCCGCGTAGTTCGCGTAAACCGTGCTGGTCGCAGCGGTCACCGTGTTGACGTAGCTCTCCGCGTTCGTCTCCGCAGTCTCCGCTCCGGCCTGCGCAGCCTCGGCCGCAGTCTGCGCTGCTACAGCGGCCGTCTCCGCTGCCTCAGCTCCAACACGCGCCGTCTGCGCCGCAGCGTCTGTGTTCAACAGGTCGGTGATGAACTCGTTCGGGTCCGTGTAGCCGCTGGTCAGGGGCACCTTGAATGCACGGTCCAGATCAACCTGCATCTGCTGAACCTGCACGACGCTGCGATCCAGAGCGTCTTCGATGACTTCAGCGAAGAACCCGTCTTGGTTGTTGATGTCGACCGGCTGCGTGAGCGGCACCGCCGACGTGATGATGAGGTTCTTGGTTGCGGGCAGGGATGACGTGAGTGTGATCGTGCCACCCGGATTGCCATCCTGTTCTGCGTTCAGACTAACCGTGTAGTCCGTAGTCAGCGTCAGCGTGGTCTCTACGCCGGTCGCGATGACAGACGTAGTGACCTTGACCTCGCTGGCAGCGAAGACCTTGAAGGTGAAGGCAAACGGGCCTGTCGTTCCGGAGCCGACGTAGAGCGGGCTCTTCCTGCTTTCGCTGCTGATGGTCATGGCGGGGTTGAGGTGGGGGTTTACTTTTGAGTGCCAAGGACGACGGCCCACCAAGGCACGTCTTTGCCTTCAGATAGCGCCAAGACGCCATCTACGGTGCGGTTGATTTGAGTGGATGGGACACCAGCAACATCACCGACGAAGTTGGTAAACTGTCGCCAGAATCGGCGCGACTGCACGCCAGATTCTGCGGCGGCGTTGATAGTGCCTACAAAGTCAACGATTGGTGCAAAGCCAGCCGGGCCGCGATACTCAAAGGCGCGCTGTCCGCTCAACACAGATGCAATGGTCGGAGCGACTTCACGGAAGCCGACCGTGGTTCCAAGCAGGGTGTTGACGGACTCACGCAGGGTTTCCCATGCGTATTGCTCAGCAACAGACATTGCGCCCTTGCCGGTCCGGCGCTTTTTCTTTTCCTCCTCGTCATCCGGAGCGAGATCGCGGATGACAACAGTGAGGAAAGGAAGAACGACGGCAAGCGTTGCAAGCCGGGCTACGCCTTCTGCGGACAAGCCTTCAGTCTTGGCAATGCGGTAGATCTCGTTGAACAGTGTGTTCTGCCATGTGTAGAACACCGTCAACAGCTTAGAGCCGGGTCCGCCGCGTTCGATCGTGGACAGGTTAACAAGGTCACCCGAACCCTGTGTGTCCAGAACTGCTTGGTAGGCGCGGTCAGCAGCTTCCTTGTCGCTGATGCCGGGGTTGTCCTCAAACGCGCGGGAGTAGGCAGCGTGCCAAGTAATGGTGTCAGGCACCATCTGGCTATACATAATCATGGCGTAGGCACCTCTTTCGAGCGCCATGATCTTCTCTGGCTTGCCGCGAATCTGCGCGGCCACTTCGCCAAGCTCACGAAATCTTGTGCGGTGACGGTTCCGCATCTCCGGGCTCTTGTCCAGCATCTCCTTGTGAGTGCCAACCACGTCAGACAAGAACCTGATCGTGGCATCGCCCACATGCTTTGCGCCGATGCTTTGCGCGGATATGACGGTTCCTGTCTGCTGAAGAGCCGCCGTGACTGGACTGAAACCAAGCCGCGACACACTGATAAACCGGCGCATCAGACCAAGCCACTGCTCAGCCGGGTGCTGCGGACCAGGGCCAGATGCAGCGATGTCCTTCATCCACTGACGAATGTCGGCCATCCACTCGGAGCCGTAGTTGTCGATGATGGCCCGCGACACAGAGCCGTCAGGCCGCAAGATCAGGTTGGCATCGACCAGATACTCACGCCAAGCAAGGTCGTGGATGACCTCGTTCAAGCCGTTGAACAAGCGGCTGGTTTGCAGTAGCAGCGGGCGATTAAAAACGCGGGCGACACGGGTCTTTTTGTATGTATCGCGCGTTTGGTTGCCAACGAACGAACCTTCTAGCTGCATCCGCGCTTGCGTTGCGGCCTCAATGCTGGTTCCAAGCTCGCTGGCGCTGCGGTCATATTTGATCGGCAGGTAGCCACCGTTCAGCTCAACCAAACTGCCGTCGTTAGCGCGGAACGCGATCGGCTTGGGCGTCAGGTAGGTCGGCTCTTTGCCGTTAAGTCGCCGTTCCATCTCCGAGATACGCGGCTTAAACTCAGCAAACAGATCCCAGATCTGACCGACAACGCGCAGCTCTTCTGGTGTCAGCACGGACACCATCTGCATGGCTTCTTCCTGCGTAATTCCGAAGCCGTCGGTCACGCGCTGGATGTTGCTTTCGTTTCCAAGATCCAAAGCAAGGATGAACACTTCTTCGCGCGTCAAGCTGCGTGGAGTTCTCCCTGCGTCGTCTTGCCACTCACCAGACTTGGTGTCAAACTTGCGGCGCGGCATCACTGCGCCACTGTCCGCAGTCATGGTTCCGCGCTCGTAGAACGGCTGCATCATCATTTGCAGGCGCTCGGTAATCTCCGCGACCTCCTGCTGCTCAACGCCCATCTGCCTGTTGGCCGGGCGGATGATGAAATTCCAGAACGCACCAAGCTCACCGCCATCCATGACGTAAGCTTTGGTTGATGTCTTGATGTGCCGAATGAAGAACGAGTGAAAGCTCTTCTTCATCCGACCAAGGACCGTGTTGGGCGTGACGTTAGACGGCTTGATCTTGCCGGAATTGCTTTCAACGTTGCCGATTAGCTCGGTCTTGATCTCTGCCAGCTTCTTGTTGAGCTGCATCAGCCGGGCGTTCTGAATGCGATCACCTGCGTGGTAGATCTGTTCGATCGCGTCAACGATCCCATCCAGGGAATCCATCGGGATGTCCTGAATTGGTCGCTCTGCGGCGATGCTCAGCATCTCATCAGAGATGCCGTAGTCCATGCCCGACTGTTGCTGATCCTTCAGCCACTGCTGGAACCGAACGCGCTGATCCTGCATCCGCTGCGCGGCCTGCGCTGAAACCTTGCGGATGTTCAGGCGGCTAAGGATGTAATCAATCTGATCGCTGTGGTCCGCACCGATCTTCTTGCGCTTTGTGTCCTTGGACATGCGGCGCAGATAACGCTCATGTTTGTCAAACCGCTTGCGTGCCGCGATGGCTTCGCGGTAAAGCATCCCCTGGTAGAGCTGGTTCCACTTGGCCCTGACAACCGCGTTGACCGTAGCTCGCCCCGGCTGCTTGTTGATCTCGCCAAGCGCATCCATCATGGCCTGCTGCGCTTGCTTCACGTCTTGCTCAGCAGCGGCGATGATGTCGGCGTCTTGGGTTTCCTTTGCCGCCTTCAGAGCCTTACGGGCTTGTGACAGGGCCTTGCTCTGCTCAGCCGTTGCGCGGCGGTCACCCTTGGCCATCCACTGCTGAGCAGTCTTCGCAGCGCGACGCTCTGCTGCAAGGAACTTGGCAGGCTTGATGTTGCGGTGGCTCATCTGCGCCACTTCAGCCTCGGCTTCCCTTCTGGCCGCCTCCATGATGACGCGGACTGGTTTGTTGATGCCGCCAAGGAACTGAAGCTCCTTAGACACAAACTTGGCCAGCGCCTCGTTGTGCAGCGACTCCATCGCTGCTTGCTTGATTGCCTCCGGCTTCAGCTCTGGATGACGCTCCTTGATCTCCTCATCAGTCAGCTCGTTGATGACGTCGTTGATGGGGCGAGCAGCAACAAGCTCCTTTACAAGCTCTGCGGCTGAAGCAAAGCCAAACTGTTCGGCAACAACCGCCGGATCTAGCCCGTTCTTCACGACCATGCCGTAGCGGCCAGTGCGAAGCGGTGACAGATCCAGGTAGCCAGCTTCGCCTTCCTTGGCTGGGAACAGCTCCTGAACCCGTGCTGCATCCAAACGGTAAGGCTTGGGCACTTGGCGCTCGTTCCCCTGCTCGTCTACGAACACACCGCGACGCAGCATGTTGATGGCCCTGTAGACGGGGCGAGACTCAACCTCTGCCTGAATGCCCTCCCGGATCGCCTTGCGCTGCTCCTTGGCGGTCTTGTTCTTGGCGCGGATGACACGGGCCATCGCGTTGTCAAGCCACCGCATGGCGCGAGCGGTCGTCGCAGTCAGCTTGGCCGTAGCTTGGTCGATGTGAAGCTCGGCTCCCAGATTGTATGCCTCCCACTCTTCATCAGACATGGCTGACTCTTCCTGTGTCTGGAAGACAGGAATCATCTGCATGTCAGCGGCTGCTGTAGCAACTTCGGCTTCAGCCCCCATCATGGTGTCGAACACCTCAATGACCGATGGAGTCAGCACAGGCAGCTTGCGACCGGGAAACTCCTTTTCGTAAGCAGAGCTAAGAGCGCCACGGATCTTGCCGTAGATGCCTCGCATCCACTTGGCAACCTTGGCAAAGACCTTCTCTAGCCTCTTGGTCGGAGCCTTGCCGGTGCCAAGATAGATCTCAAAATTGTAAGTAAACGCTTCGTGGTGGACCGCCTTTTCGCTTGCTGGCAGAGCATCCCACGCGGCCAGATCCTCTACGCCGAACCAGTCAAGGAGCGTCTGGAACTGCGAAGTGACAGCCTCTGGCGCGTCTTGGTTATGGGCAAGAAGCGACAGGGTATGCAGGTAGTGATGGATGAACTCATGGATCAGAGTTGTCGCATCCGCCTTTTCAGACAGGATGATCTCCATCGAACGCGGGAGGTATGCACCACGGCGCTGCGTGTCGTCAGCTTCTGGCGCATACAAGATGCTCGGCTGATCTACATCAAACCGCTGCGACAACGGAATAATGTTGCCGTCGGCGTCGCGGGTGATGGGGTCGGCGGATTTGACGGAGCCCGGATCGACAATCATGTAGGAATCAACGCCGCGATCTTCAATCGTGTTTTCGTATACAACGGCGTCAAACCCGGCGGCACGAATAAGATCTACGGGCGAATAGATTCCTTCTTCATTGGCAAACGGCGCAAGCTCTGGATATTTACCTTCTCGGACCGCGCGCAACAGGGCTGGCATACTATTGACTTCGCTGTCCGTAAGTCGAAACGGCCTTTCAATTTTTGCTAAAACGCGGACAACCTTTCTGTCGGCCTCCGGAACGCCGCGAAAATCAAGCCTGTCAACCGCCGCTTCTTGTGTTGAGCCAAAATGTGACCCGCGATCAAAAACATCAAACTTCTTTTCGGTTCCGTGGAAAAGCTCCACTGTGAATCCAGCAGATCGTGCCGCATCTGCCACTGCCGCCTGCTGCGCCTCAACGTCCCCCGCCTTGACAGCCTCCATGTAGGCCGCGTCTTGGGCAGGTGTGACGCGGGAGCCGGAAGGATGTGGCGCATACAGGATGCTTGGCTGCTCTACATTAAACCGCCGCGACAAAGGAATGACGTTGCCGTCGGCGTCGCGGGTGATCGCGCGGGCGTCCATCTCAGAGGAAAGCTGAAGCCTTCCAACGCCTTCTTGACCGATGATTGGGGCAACCCGCATCTCTGGCGTAATGCTTTCGGCCCGCGCGTTTAACGGAAAGAAATGGACCTCCATCGGCTGCTGGCCGAACACATCAGCAAACGCATCAGACCTAGATCGGCCTTCGTGGTTGCTTACGCGCCAAACACCGTTCTCCTTGTCCCAGTCGACAAGCAGGAACGGCTGACCGATCTTCTCGCCAGACGACAACTTCTCTGAGATGAATGATCTGGTGCTCTCGCCGGATACCCCCGGAGGAACAAGGCTGCGAAACTGCTCCGGAGTAAGGAATGCTCGGAAGCCGCGATAGTCAACCTCTTGGTTGTTTGAAACAGCTCCATAACCATCCTTGGCGTCGAAGACGTCGGGGACACCGGCAGCTCGGTTCACAGCCGCCTGCTGCGCCTTAACGTCCCCCGCCTTGACAGCCTCCATGTAAGCCGCGTCAGCCTTCGGCGTCACCGGCTGAGACAAGATGCCCTGCCCACCAAGCTCTGGAATCGTGATCTGACCAGCCGTCAGCACCGGCTTGTGTAGATCCCAAAGCTCGCCCACCTCCATGTTGAAAGCCCTCGCAAGGCTTTCCCAAGACGTGACGGCAATCTCGGCTGCACTGGATGCCTGCTTCTTGGTGATGCCGGGCATCTGAGCGGCGAAGTCCCGAAGCTCCTTCAGGATCACCTGACGCTGGTCTGCTTGCCGCTCTTCGCTTTCCAGCGACTGCTGCATTTGCTCTTCGGTCTGCTCACGGATGCGCTGTCGCTCCTCTTCAATCTGCGACTCTTCCGCAAGCGAGAACTCAGCGTTGCCGATACGCAAGTTCGGCTGCATCTTGCTGGCGATGTCCTGATACTTCTCGCTCAGAGCCATCCGCGCAACAAAGTCTCCGGTAGGCAGCTCCACCTCGCTGCCGGGATCTGCGCCATTCTGGTTGAGCTGCTGGCCGATAGACGGGAACTCAGCCAGGAAGTCATCACGGTCTTCTGACTCAGCTAGAATCTGACCTAGAACCTCTGAGTCAATACGCGCAACATCACGACCGGTGATCTGCGATGCAAGGTTGACGAACTCTGCCGCTTTTTGCGGGCTTTGCTTGGCAAGGTTGGTGTCGCGCAGGTTGTCGATGACACCTTGAACAAAGTCGCCGTTGCTTTTGGTAATCTGCTCTTCTGTGTCAATGCGCGTCGTTAGTTGCTCTGCAACACGAATCGTTGTGTTAAGCGATGCCACACCAACTGTGGTTGCGACGATAGTGTGCCACGCACGCTCCGGTCGCTCGCGCAGGTATTCCTCAAACGTCTTGTCTGGCTCCAGCGCGGCCATGTCCAACAGGTCCTGCGCTGCCGTTGCGATGTTCTCCTGCACAAGCTCAGCCGGAAGCTGATCCTTAATGCGTTGCAGCAACGGGCTTTTGAGCTTCATGCCAGCAAGGAACTTGCCGCCCGGCACGATGTTGGTCAGATACTCAATGCCTGCTTGACCAAGCGCGTAGGTGTGAGCGGCTTGCTCACTCATGCCCTCTAGACGAGCGCGGTTGATCGAGTTGCCGTAAAGCGGAACGACAAAGGCAGCTCCAGCACCGTGAACCCCAAGCACCGGATACAGCGGAGCAACGGCCAGCATCGCTGGCAGTGACCGAAAGCCGCCGTAGATTGCAGCCGTGGTAGAAGATGGATCAACCCCGCCTTCATCAAGCAGCTCCTTCAGTGGCGTTTTGACATCGGTCAGAAACTGCTCTGCATAAAACTGCGTAGCCTGAGCCCCTTGGCCAACACTTCGCAAGAAGCTAGAAATGGCCGGGAAAACTCCGCCTTCAGCAATCCATTCCTCCTGCGTTTGCGGAGTGATCTGCTGTTCAATGCGCTTTAGCTGGCGGCCAGTCAGACCTTGTCGTTGCAGGTCTTCCAGCAGCATTCTGCGGAACTCTGGCGGTGAATAGCCAGCAGTGCGAAATGCGTCAATAAGGCGCTCTGGGAAAGCAGCAACGGCCGAAAGCGCCCCGGCGGCAAAAGTCATCGTGCCACCGGCAAGCTCTTTCAAAACGCCGCCAACGGAAAGCTTTTCAACTTTGGTTAGCGCATCCGTGTCTTGCCAAGAAATGTTGGCGTAGTCCGGATTAGACAGCCACTGCGCCGTGACCGGCGACATCTCGGTCTTGCCGGTCACCCGAATAATGTCTTGCCGACGCTTTTCCTCGGCGACGATGTAGTCATCGACGGTTGATGCAGCGTTCAGATTGACGCGCTCAGCAACCTTGTTCGGATCGCGGGTAAGGGCAATCTGAAGACTGTGCCGAACCCTAGCGTTCTGCGCCTCACGCGCTGCGCGTTGAAGCTCAGTCTCTGGCCGCTGGCCACCGATGATCGGAACAATTGGGTCAGTCATCGGTTGCCCCATTCAGACATCTTCTTAATTGCTACACCAATGTTTTCGTTGGTGAGTTTCAGGTTGTTTTGCAAAAGCATCTCTTCAGCAAGCTGGTATATTTTTGCCGGAACCTCCTTCTCAGTTACGCTGCCGTCTTCGTTGGTAAACCGAACCATGCGTGGCTGGTTTAAAAACTGCTCTCTCGTCAAGCCAGCTAGGCCAGACACAACAGGCGCGCTCACATCTGTGACGCCCGGTGCGCCAGTGCCAATGCTGTAGGTTGTGCTTTTGAATCCAAAGCTGATTTTCTGGCCAAGGATGTCAAGGAAGATTTCTTTTTCTTGATCTGGGGTCAGCGGCTTTTGATCACGCGCAGCTCGGCTAGCATTGGATGTGTTGATGGCGTCGGTCCACTCGCCAAACAAGATGGACTTCAAGCTATACAGATCCGGGTTTGAAGACAGCGTGACGTTAGCCATCTCTTCATACCCGTTTCGGTAAAGCAGCGTCTTAAAGTTGTTATCGCGGTCGTAGATAAGGCTGGCTTTGCCTGTTCCTTCCTGGCCAAAGATGTCTCGATACTTGTTGTAGGTAGACTCAGAAAGACGCGGGCTCATGTTGTCCAAAAACTGCATCTTCTCTTCCAGAGACTTACTGCGGTCTACGGACATGGCGTAAAGCGCATCGCGCTCTGCTCGCCCCTCCAAAGCGGGCGGCGGCTCAGACAAGGCTGCGCGCACATCAGAGCTAAGCTGCAACCACTCTCTGCGTGGGATGAGATGAGCCAAAGACTTGCCTTGCTTTTGCGCCTCGGCGCTGTGAGCGATAGACTTTGCCGCTCTGTTGCGGGCAGACTCTTGCTCTAAGCGGCGACGCGCTTCCTCGTTGTTGATGCGCTCAATCTCTGCTACCGCAGTCTTCTTGTATTCGTCTGACCGACCCGACGCACTAATCGCTTTCTTGGCTGACGAAACATCTAGCGATCCATCGTCTAGCCGTGGAACCTTCGTCGATCCTTCTCGAAACGCGCGAACGTCGGGGCTGGCTGACACCGTCAGCTTCACAAGATCATCGTCTTGAACTGCGTAGTGAACGGTCAGCCCGACCGCGCGAAGGCGCTCAGCCGTGTCGCCGGGCGTCTCGCCATCAACTGGCCCGGCAAGGATGATCGTGCGGCCGTTCGGAGCAGAGCCCGTGCCCACAACGTCTACGCCCTGCGCGGACACCAGCTTGCCGATAGACTCCTTGGACACAGACCCACCAAAGCGACCAGTGCTGGCAAGCTGCGCTGCGTCACTTAGAGCCTCTGACTGATCCTTCTCGCTGCGTGCCTGCGACAGAAAAACTTCGGCTGATGCTTCATCAAGCAGGTCGTTGTCGCGCAGAGACTGCACATGGTCGATCGCTTCATCGTAGCGACCATCATTCATCAGCAACGCAGATGTCTTGCTCACAATCCCCTGGACGACCGACCTCTTCTTTTCCTGAACGATTGGGTCATCAACGGCAAGGCCAAGGCGTGCATGGCTCGTTTCAACAAGACGCAGCATGGAGCCAAGGGTCACGTTAAAGTCGCCACTTGGTTCGCTGACCGAGCTGAACGAACGCGCAGCCATGTTGGCTAGGCTTTTGATTTCCGCTTCGTCAGACGCCGTTTCGTAGGCTCGTTGCTGCGCGATCTGATGCTTGCGAGCGTTGCGGTTGTAGGTTGCGTAGTAGGACTGGGCTTTCTGGGTGTAGGTGTCCCGCGCAACCCCCTGCGGAAGCGCAGCGGCACCTTCCTCAATCGCCTGCTGAACGCGCGTGTCGAAAGCGGTTCTATCTAGAGCGTTGCCAAGTAGCGTTTCCTGGTATTCGTCAGAGATCAGGTCAATCTTGTCGGACACAGATGACAGGACGCCCCTAACGTCGGCATCAACTTGCCGGTCCTGCCTCTCTTGTGCTGAAATACGCGACTGCGCCCCGATACGCGCCCGCATCTCCGCAAGACGATTCTTGTCTTGCTCAATACCTATGGCCATCTGCCCAGCGCGGGCAAGGTCTTGGCCGAGCTGCATGACCGACTGCATCCCTGGCGAAGGAGCAGCCTGGAACTGCGGTGCCGCAACCTGCTCTTGCTGGACCTGCGGCTGGACCTGCGGAGCGACGGGAACTCGGACCATTAGCCAGCTCCTTGCAATGCTGCCATGACTTCGCTGTGACGCTGAGACTCAACACCAGATGCCTGCATTTGCATTCCGATCTGTGTGGCGCTGCCAAGCAAGCTCTGCACACCAGCAAGACCGGGACTGATCGTGCCAGCCATCAGGCCATAGCTGCGTGCAGACGCACCAGCCATGACGCCTTGAACCCGCGCTCTTGTTGCCGCCATGCGTTGTGCCTCGGCAGCACGCACAGTGTTGGCGTTAATAGTCATGGCGTCGATCTCCTTGATGAGGTCAAACGTCGCCATGATCTCCGCTGCTGACCCTTTGCCAGCTTGAACGCCGCGCGCAGCAAGCTGCGTCTTGGCTGTGCTCTTGGCGGCACCTGCCTGCATCGTGTAGGCACCGATCTGGCGTTGACCGGCCTCCATGATGCCTTGTGCTTGGAACTCCGCTTGACGCGCAGCAAGGTTGCTCATCCGCTGCTGGAACAGCAGGTTTTGCTCCTGCATCCGCATCTGGATCTGCGCGTTCTTGGTGGCGTAGAACGAGCCGATGGCTTGCGTGACCGCACCGGCAGCCATCAGGGCAAAGCCAGCGGCTCCGAAGCCAGAAGAGCTTGCTCCGGCTGTGTCTAGCGTCGCACCTGACGGCAACGGTCCCTGCATTGGGTCGGCCATCTCAGCCTCCTAGCGAAACTTCGATTGTAAGGCCAGAGACCGTCAGCGGCAGCGGATCGGCTTGGCGGATGTAGACCTGACCGTCTTCGTCCCAAGACGGGTGCAGCACGATTTCGATTTGCTCAGACATCAGCCGTGGCGGCGTGCCATAGGGCTCCGTTGTCCGCTGCTTGTAGGCGACCAGCGATAAGTCGTTAGGGCCTGCAAGCACACTGGACGAACGGAACACGCGCAGCCAGACGCGGTTGACGTTCTTGTGGCGGCCCTGACCGAACCCGTCAATCTGCAACGTCATCGGCAAAGTCTGCAAGTCCGCTTCAATCGGAATGCCGATGTGAACCTTACGAAATGCACGGCTGAGAGTGACCGTGCCAGTTGTGACAAGAAGTGGGCTCTGCACTGCGCCGTCGGCAAGGATCGACACCGTGTAGCCGTTCAGGTGCCCAAGGCCAGAGAACGTGTTGCGGCAGAAGGCCCAGTTGGCGGTGAAGGTATCGCGCAGAGCCGCTGGAAGCGTCTTGTCGACGCGGACCTTGGCAACGACATCTGACGTGACCGACACGATCGTGAGTCTGTAGATCTGACCGTCAGCCGCATCCAGCTCAACAACGTCGCCGATGTCGGACGATGACGGGCCAGTCACGAACTGCGGCGTGTCCGCGTTCAGCGTCAGCTCTTCAGACGGGTCCCAGAGCGTGCCGCCCGTGACCTTCATCTCAGCAGCGGTCGTGTTGGTGCCGTCAAAGCTCAGGCCAGAATCGACGAAGAACGCATCAGCGGTCGTCTCAAACTGGTAGACGTTCATGCGCTCCACGTATCGCTTGTATTCGACGACACCAGCGACAGCCTTGTGGAGACGCTTGACGATGACGTAAAGCCTGTCCTCGTCACCCTCGGAGACAATACAGCATGACTCAAACGTTGCACCCTGTGAGTCGTGCTGATGCCATGCACCGACCTGCTGCTCAGGGATGTAGGTCAACCCAAGCAGCTTGCCGCTAGACGACACGAACCAGACGATCGGCAGCGGCGACTTGCTGTAAGCCTGATCCTTAATCGTCAGGTTGTCGAACAAGTGTGCAGCCCGCAGGCTTACGTCGTTGGTGACGAAGCCACGAACGGAGTCGTTGTATCCAAGCTCGCGAACGTGGCCGCCGCGTGCAGCACAGTAGACAAGCGAGTTGTTGACGATCGTGGGGCGCACGCCAGACGCCCCGATGTAGCTCTGCGGCCGGACAGCGATCGACGACGGCGTGATGGCGTCGCTGTTGACCGACGTGACACGCCATTCTGCTGAGTTGGTCAGCAGCAGCAGCTCGGTCAGCGGGACGATGTGGCGAACGCGGTTGGCTTCGCGGGACGCAATCTGGAACGAGATGCGGTCAGCGTCGCGGATTGGGATCTGGTAGCTGAAGTCGGACTCGGTGCCCGACTTGGTCATCCAGATGTTCTGCGGTTCGTTGTCGGTGCCAGCGAAGACGCGGCGCTGCTCAAAGTAGGCAACAGAGGCTGGGTAGTTGCCAGCAGAGGTCAACGTGTCATCGTATTCCGGTGGCGAGATGCCCATGTCCGGGGCGATGTTGTCGTCGATGAACGTCAGTTCTTCGGTTTGTCCTATGTAGCCGTAAAGACCGTTTTGTTCTTTGTATACGTTATATCGTTTTGCGCCGGTGACTGCCGCCCAGCTTAGTGTGTTGTAGGCACCCGAAGCAAAAATGTTGTTGGTGACCGTGACTGGGTCACTAGCTTCTGATTCTTCAATATCGCCGTCGCTAATCGCTGTGACTTTGTATGTAAAAGTAATGTCTGGGGTGTTTTCGCCGTATTGAATATGCCCATCTGTCGGATGTGTGGTGGTTGTTGGGCCATCAAGCGCGATGACAGCTCCGCCATCTTCAACGCGGCTCAGCCTAAACCTTGTGTTGTCATCCTTTAGTTCGCGAATAACGTAAAATCCAGCTTCAACGGCAACGCGAATTGTAGGCAAAGATGCGGTATACAAAAGTTGCGAAACATAGACCGGATCACCAACGCTAAGCGGTAAAGCCACGCGGCCGCTAGCCGCTCCAGTCATAGCGTCAGCTCGAAACCACGGCGGATTAGCCTCTGTGTTGCTGCTAGCGTCAATTACTTGAATGTGGTATCGGCGACCGCGATAAGATACAACAACCAGATTGCCGGGCTTTTTGAGCGGCGGCGCAAAGCTTATGTCTTGGAAGTCCCAGTTGATAACGCCGTAGCGACGCAGCTCCGCTGGTGCGTGGTTGGGATGGACCAGCGTCAGCACATCGTTCGACTGGACGTAGTTGATGTCGAACAGCTCTGACTCGGCATAGGTGTTGGGGATCTCGAACACATCGCCAACCATCGCATCCCACTTGTCGGACGCGTCAGGCAGGCCATGATTGCTGGCGTAGTAGCCAAGCGCAGGGTTTAGCGGTGCTGTGTTGCGATAGACAACACCGTCGTATCGCAAACAGTCCCTGACGTAGTAAACGCGGGCAACATGCACGCTGGTGCCGCTGGACGACCAAGCTACAACCGCTCCATCAGCGGTCTGTGAGACGTTAAACGTCAGGTCCGTCTTGTTGCGGACGTAGTAAACGACGCCAGCAAACGTGTTGCCTGGGTTGGCCGTGCCCCCAACAACGATCTTGTCGCCGTTGCTCAGTCCGTGCGAAGTAGCAGAGGTCAACAGCAGGTTTGAGCCCGACTGAGACCCGGTGACATCTAGTTGTCCGGGGACAGTCTCGCTTTCGGCAAACCACGAAGCAGCCGTTGTGTTAAGCAGCGTCCCACCGTCAGTGTGGAACCTGAAGTAGCCAGCTCCAAGCTCGATCACGTAGGTCTGGTCAACCGAGAACGTGAACGGGATCAGCCGAGTCTGCTTCGTGCTGTCCTTGACCTCTCTGACCAGGGCAAACCCAGGACGGTTCTGCGCCGGACCCTGCGGCTTCGCAATGAAGTTCCGCATCAGCGCAGCGCCGGTCTGGTAGCGGATGTCGTCAATCCGCCCGAACATCTCCGGGCTGACCTCGCCGCCAGCAAAGGAGCGCAGGTAGTTCCGGGTGTTAGGCATCAGCGGTTTGCCATCCAGGTCACGATGTGCTCAGGCTTGGTGTTGCTCTGGATGCTGTCCGACCGGCGAGCTTCGCCAAGGTAGAACGCCATCATCTGGGCACACCGCTTGGCTTCTGCGGCTCCTTGGTCGCCCTTGATAATCGGGCCAGCCAGCATCCCGGCAAGGTGCCAAGACAGAGCCATGACGAACGTCGGCGAGAACTTGGTCGTGTCCGTGACCTTTGCGACGTAGCGAATGACCGCAAAGTCTTGGTCCGTGCGGATGACCTTGTTGCCAAAATCGTCTAGCTCAACCGTGTAGCGGCGCGGGACATACTGACCGGCAGCGATCACAGGGGTCGTGATGGCCGTGTCCGTCGGCGCGTAGCGCGTGCTGTAGTCGTCTTCGTTTTCGTTGCCTTGGATGGCGACGATCGTCAGCAGGTCTGCCGGAGCTGCATACACGTAGTCCCACTCTGGGATCGTGCCAGACACGGTAGCCAGCGCAGAGCGACGCATGGCGAAGTTCCATGGGTGCTGCTCTAGCAGCGTGTCGCGTGCGATCGGGTAGAACCGAGCGCAGTGAGCTGCCTGCGCCGACCCATCGGGTGGCGAGATGCTGGAGACGTTGGCTACGTCACCGAGGTGACCAAGGGCAAGGTTGCAGATGTCAACGGCTGAAGTCACTGGTCACCCCGGTGGTAGCTCATACGTTCTTGCGTGGACGCCCCGGCTTGCGCTTCTGTGGCACCTCGGCGACCACCGGCTCCTCTGCCACCACTTCTGGCTCCGGCTCAACAGCCGGTTCCTCAGCAGCAGCAGGGGGGTCGATGGGCTCCAGATACCAGCGCGGTTCGCCGGAGTAATCGACAACGTCGCCGGGCCGACGGATCAAGCCGTCGACTAAGCAACGTTCTTTCACTAGGCATCTAGCCATGCGCTAGATCACGGAGTCGGAATGCCGACGAAGTTCGTGCTGAAACCGGACGGGTAGAACTTCTTGCCGTCCTGGATGTCCAGAACAACGTCAGCCGTCACCTTTCCAGCGCCAACGGTGCCAGTCACGTCGTAAAGGGCACCAATATACTTGTGCCCAGTGGAGGCAAGCGAAGGGTTAATCTTGACGAAAACCTGACTGCCAGCGGTCAGAGTGCTGGCAACAATAGCGTCGCTCTGACCAAGAACCGCATCGGGCGAGGTGCTAAGACCAACGGTCGAATGACCAATGACCTTAAACGCAATTGTCCCGGCCCCGGTAAACGCGGTCGTCACCGTGAACACCATGTAGAGTTCGCGGCCCTCGCCGATGTCGCGGGGACGACGGGTCTGCAACGCCCCGCTGGCGTCGTAGTACTCCTCAGCAACGAGGATGCTGTTGGTCGACACCGCATCAGCGGTGATCGGTCCCTGGTTCGTAGAGACCTGAAGATGTGCGTCAGTAATCATGTGAGTGTCTCCTTGTCAGAGTGTTTGGTTCAGGTAATCGGGTCTTCGTTCGTCAGAAGAGCATCCACACGACGAATGGGAATACCGAGGAAGGTCAGGTAGCTCTGAGCCGTGCCGAACTGCGTCGTAGCGGGCTGGATCGCCAGCACGCCCTGCGACTTGTCCATCGCCATGTTGGCAAGGGCAGAGTGAACCGTTCGGTTCATGTAGAAGACCGGACGACCCATGGCGAGGTTCGGGATCTTGTAGGTCGCCCGCGTCATCAGCCTCAGCAGGTTGGTTCCGGCCGCCAGCGCCTGCGTGCCAGTGAGGCTAGCAAGATCCGAAATGTCGATGTTTGCGATGCGAACGACGTAGCGCCAGTCCTTGACGACCAGACCAGTCTTCCACTGGTAGCGAGTCGACAGAGCCTGCATACGGTTTGCACCGTCGTAGACTGTCTGCTCACCAAGGTCTTCGTGCATCAGACCCGCCTTCGATCCCTTCGGGAACGGGCTGTAGACCGTCTGATCGCCCCAGACAACAAGGTAGACCGACGTGTTGTCGCCGTTCTGAGCGCCGTTGGCGTTCAAGATGTTGGTGCCGTTGTCGGCGCTCAGCGAACCATAACGCTTGTTAAAGCCCAAGAACGTCTTTGGATCGAAGCTGGGATTGCCGTAGAACAGCGTCTCGGCCATCGTCTGGTTCATCGCCTCCAAGAAGGCGGTATCCTCAGACAGACGGAACTCAGCCGTGTTTCCGTTTAGCATCGCAAGGTCCTTGTCGACCTCGCTACGCGCTTCCAGGATCGCGCAGGCTTCGTCAACCTGAGCAGTCGTGGACTTGCTGTTCGGGATACCCTGGTTCAGCGCACGCCAGTAAACGGTCGGCAGCCCGGTGCGGATGACCACGCGCTCTCCGGTGGGCAGGTTGCCCTCCTTCATCACGCAGTCTGAAAGGATTTCGTTGCTCTGCGAGAGAAGTTCGGCGACGACCGGGACTCGGCCATCGGGATCAAGACGCTTCGCCCAATCGAGCAGCGTGAGGTTAGTAGTAGGCAGCTTTGCCATCACAGACTCCTAGTCAGTTTGGTTGGTTGGAATACAGCGCGGCTGCGTAGCCAGCGAAGTCAGTCGGGGCTTGCTTGTCGCCCTTCGTGTTTCCGCCAGCAACGAAGGTGTCCTCGCTGATAGCCTTTCCGGCCCGGTAGAACGCCCGGATCATCTCCGGGTGGCTTCCCAGGCCAGACTTTTCCAAAAGCTCACGCAGCTCAGGGGTGCCGAACGAATCCAAAGCCTTCTTGGCGACGGCTAGGTTTTCGCTCAACTTCTCGCCGCCGAACTCCTTGTCGGACAACGATGCTTCCCGCCACTGGGTAGTGACTTTCTGGACATGCTTGGTCTGCTGCTCAGCAAGAGCAGGAGCCACCCTGTCCAAAACCTTCTGCGCGGCCTCCTGAGACAGGTCCAATTCGCGGGCGACTTCCCCGTATGCGTTCAGCACATCGGGGTCAAACTCTTGGCCGTCTGGCGCAGCGAACTCGTAGTTCTCTGGCGCACCACGGCTAGGGTCGTTGGCGTCGTCTACGGATTCTTCAGCCGACTGAGCTTCCTGCTCACCCGACTCGACCGGAGCCTCCTGCGGCTGCTCTTGGGTTGCCTGACCCTCATCCTGAGAGCCAAGCAAAGTTGAATCGGCTGCCGACTGGTTGGTAGCTGCGTCGTCAGCGGTCATCAGTGTGTCGTTCGTCATCGGTGTTTTCCTTCACCATTGAGGGGTAAAGCTCCGGGCACTGAGAGTGGATGAGGGAAAGTGCCCGGTTGCCAAAGTTGCGGTTGCCTTCAGCGAATGCCATCTGCATTGCGTTCGTGTTGAATGACAGGCGAAAAACCCCCGCCTGTTCTAGAAGCCGCCATAGGATGCGGCGACCACGCTTGCTGGACATCAGCCAGCGAATGTCTGCTTCTTCGGTGTCTCGGTCGGCACGGTCCCGCAGAGCCTTGTCTGAAGCGGCTCGCTCCTGCTGACGAAGGTCTGTCGGGTCGTAGTCGGTCATACCGGCTCCGCCACCTGCACCGTCTGAAGACCCAAGCGCCCGAAGGCTACCCACGGGTCCTGAGTCGTGACGTCGCACGCCGCGAACAGATCGACGATCTGCTGGAGCGTGATGGTGCTGTCTGGGTCCATGGCCTGGATGGCAGCGAGAAGCTGCACGGCATCGCCGGGATCGGCGTCCGTCTGCGTCCAAGTGCCGTCGATCTCCTCCCAAGTCTGGAGCGGCATCAGCACCTCCCACTCCGGGCCGATGTATCCCGTGGAGCAGTAGTGCGTGGCTGGCTCGCTGCCGTCGGCGCTGAAGGCGCTCGTCCACATGCCCTGACCAGCGACTGGCGCGACGGTGACGGCGATCTGTTGAGCGAGAGCCTGCTGGGCAGCAGGCACGATCATGGTTCGGAAGACGTCGGTCATAGCGATCAGTTGTGCGTGACCGTCCAGCCACGTCCTTGAAGAGCGGTGACAGCTGCAAGACCCGTTGCGCTCGGCGTTGCGCTAGTCCCGCCAGTCATGTTCAGCGTGCCGTTGCTGGTCCCGGCGGCTTCAATGCTGACCAGAATGTTGTCGACACTAGTTTGCGTCAGAGCGCAGTTCACAAAGGCGTTGATGAAGTTGGTGCAGGGCGTGCTGTCGAAGACGTTGGCGGGGAAGCTGGTAAGGCTATTGCAACCAGACCAAGCAGCAAAAAAGTTAGTCCCCTGACTTGTATCAATCAGTGGGAAGCTAGTAAGGCTATTGCAGCCATACCAAGCAAGACCAAAGTTGGTCCCCTGACTTGTATCAATCAGCGGGAAGCTAGTAAGACCTGTGCATTGATACCATGATCTAAGAAAGTTAGTTCCCTGACCTGTATCAATCAAAGGGAACTCCGTAATCCACGACGCTTGTCGCCAATATTGGGTAAAGTCCGTCACCCCAGCATATGCACCGGTCCCGGTTGCTCCGGCACCCTTGCCGTCGAAGTAGTCATAAGTCGCAGTGACTTCGCCCCCAGACATCGCCCCATCGCGAACGACCGTGCCATACAGATCCTTCTGGAACGTGTAGATCACGCTCGGCGAGTTGGTCAG